ATCATTCGGAACTATTAATTTTTTTGTATAAGTAGTTTCTAAGTCATTTTCTTGAACTTTAGACTTTAAGAATAATTTTCCGTCATCTTTAAAATATAAATACATATTATCTCCTTGTTAATCCAATCTTACCCACGATGTCCATGAAGTGTTAAAGCTTCTTACATAAGTAATAGTGTTTGCTATTCTTGTTGCTATTTGAGTTACTACATTTGAACCATTTCCAAATATTACAGTAGCGTAAATGTGAGCTGAAGGCGTATTAGATACAGCGGCATCAAATCTATAAAAACCACTTGTCTTAAAATTATCCATATCACCAGTAGAAACTAGACCACTATCAATACTAAATCCACTAAAACCAAATCTAATTTTACCTCCATTAGTGGTTGCAATATGAAGCGATTCAGATGGACTACTTGTACCAATACCTACTTTACCAGAACTATCTATACGCATTTTTTCACCTGCGTTTACATTAAATGCTAAATGATTAGTAGAATGGTTGTATTGAATTTCACCTACGTTGTTATCATCAGGGTCTGCAAAGAATATACTTCCTGCATTATTATTAGGAGACAAAAGACTTAATCCTACAGGACCTGAATTTTCTAAAACTAATTCATCAGCAGTACCTGAAGCAGTACCCCCTGTGTCTCCATTTTTTACGTGTAATCTACCTAAAGGTGAGGTTTCACCAATACCGACATTACCAGAACTGTCGATACGCATACGTTCTGAAGCACCTGTACCTAAAATTAATGAGTTGCTTCTATAAGTTAAAATTTCGTTGTTTACTGCTGGATCACCAGATTCAAATATAATTCCATTTTTAATCTGTAAACTATCATTAGAATTAGATAAAAAACTTACTCTTGCAGCACCATCTCCAATTTGCACATATTTACTAGAACTATCCACATATAAAGTGTCTGTATCTACTGTTAGGTCGCCTGAGAATGTTGCGTTAACGCCAGTAAGACTAACTCCAGAAGGTAAACTAATGGTATCTCCACTATCACCGATCGTGAGCGTGGTGCCTGACTGAGGAATTATTTTATCGACTTCTAATTGAGACATTAAATGATTACCAAGGTTCCTGTGGCAGTGACGTTGCCTGTGATAGATACAGGTCCTGCCAGAACTCCTGACTCCATGGTTTGATCTTCGGATATGGTCGTGCTGTGGGTGGTGACATAGGTCGTCGCATCCATACTCGGAGAAGGTGTTTTACTCGCAGGCAGAGTACAAAAAACTTGTTTATCCCCTGCACTAAAATTAACTAAGGCATCTCCATTCGAAGAAGTAATCACACTATCTCTGGATAATGTATCAGGTGTTCCAGAGGTGACGGTTCCCAATCCTACTTCAAATTCGGTGCCACCAAAAATACAATAGTAGGTGGTATTCCCTGTCCCTATTCCTGAGACAAATGTTTCAAAACTATCCGCAGCTCCGTCTAAATCAAACGTGCCTGTGCCTGTGGTCGTAGAGGTTTCTTTTACTCGATCGTGTACAATTAATGCCATTATGCTACATACCTATCATTGACTTCTGTCCATGTATTTGTAGCAGAACTATTGACTTCTGTCCATGCTGAAGTCACAGCGTCATTGACCTCTGTCCAGTTTGAAACTACATTTGCATTAACCTCGGCCCACGCAATAACGCCTACATTGGCTACAAACATTTCAATTAGTTGACCATCAGGGAAGACGTTGGCTCCAGCACTGACGGTCACATTACCCGTGACCACCCCAGCCTCAACACCTGTAGGGAAGACATTGGCAGTACCTGTCACATTGGTTGTGCCTTCACTAAATACTATAGAGAGTCCTGTAACAGGGACATCGGCATTGGCTTGAACGGTAACTGTGCCTGTTTCAAAAGAGGCTTCGACACCTGTAACATCAAAATTAGCATCACCAGAGACAGTAGCCGTGCCTGTTTGAAAAGAAGATTCAACTCCTGTTAAAAGAACGTTCGCTGTACCAGTCGCATCAGCGGTACCTGTATTAAATGATAATTCTTGTCCTGTAACAGTAACAATAGCACTCGCTGCAACAGTCGGTGTTCCGATAACTACATCTATTTGATCTTCAGCTGCGGTAACGGTGATACTTCCATCACCACTGATGATTAAATTTTGAAGAGCAATGACAGAGGATAAACCTGTCGGAGTGACAACAGCATTACCTGTTATCGTAGCGGTGCCTGTATTGGTATTAGCCTGAACACCTGAAATGGTGATAGGTATATTGATGTTTCCTATTTCAAACTGAGAGGAAACACCCGTTAAGGCAACGGTGACATTAGTAGAGCCAGTCGCTGAAAACGGTGCTTCAGCAAAAGCGACTCTTCCTAGCATCATCTAGGAACCTCCTAGCTTATTCTAAGAATTGCGTTTGTAGCGTCGTTTGTTGGAAACTGAATTGTAAATGTTCCTGATGTCGATGTCTTCACACCACCAAAATCAATCACTGCAATCGCTGCATTGACGTTCGCTGATGAAGTGTTGTAAATCAAAGCTGCTTGAGCTGAGATGGTTGCACTTGTAAATGATAAATCATCAAAGTCGACAAAAGCTGTCGATGCTGTTGCATTCGTTTTGGTTAAGCTGACGTTAGCATTTGCTAAAGTACCACCGCCCGCTGAATATGAGCCTGAATCACCAACTTCGTTTGAAGCGGAATAGGCTGATGTGTTTGCATCCAATGAAGCTGAATCTGTATAGAGAGCAAGTTTGATTGTATCGCTTGATATATCATGGTCGCCATCTAACAACTGCTGTTTGAATGTTGCACAAACTGCTTGGTTAATTGCCATGTTTTAAGCCCTCCTTAGGCTTGTGGGTCTGCTGACGGTAAGGGTACTCGTAAAACTCCGTCCGCATACTCGTCTCTACGTTTACGTCCCATCTGCTCATTTGAAAATGCTGTTAAAGCAGTTTGGAACTTTTGTTGATATAATTGCATATCTTGTATATTTTTCAAGTAAGAATAAGCCTCGGAAACAACTCCATAAATTAAAATCTCTGGAGCATTATTAGAGATAAAGGTTGTCGTTGTTGTATTGCTTGTTCCATCTCCTAATCGTTCTGGTTGTTCATTATACCAAACGGAAATAGTATAGGTATCATCAGGAGTAGGAGCTAAAATTAAGGTATTATCATCCCAATTAGCCCAATATTTAGGTTCTCCTGTGGTTGTTCGATTTCCTGTATATTCATCCATGAATGTTGTATCTCGTTGCTCTAACCAAACCCGAGCATTAGTAGAGGCATTAGAAATAATTTGTACAGCCCTCGCTAGTCGAAAAGTGCCAGGCATGTTTGCTAAATCAACAAAAGAATTGTTTGCAGTAAGAGTGGTTGTCGCATATCGTCTTTGTGCATCAATATCTAATAGTCTTTCTACTTGATTTTCGACATTGGTCAGAAACACATTAATGACAGAATTAGATAAAACGTTGCTATCTACCTCTGTATAATTTCTTACATTGTCTAAAAGTTCTGAATAATTCATGATGTACTCACAGTCACTTTACCAAGACGGACTAAAGGATTCAAGTCTCTTGTTTCTGTAGAAGGTATCATTCCTGTCGACGTAAAGAAGCTATCTCCTGGAGATCCAACAAATACAGTTACAGGCTCTTGTCGAGCGGGCCTGGGGTCTTGTAATGCTTCGGGATCCGCTGCATGATAAGGAGGATCAAGTTGTGGATGTTTGGGTTCAAAGCATTCGGGACAAGTAAAGAGTCCGTTCCACTCTTGTTGCAATTCTAAATATTTATATTGTTGACCACATCGATCACATATAGCTAAAGAATATTTACCAACAGCAAAAGTCATTGTTAGATGTAAGAACGCATGGGGACAATGTGAGCTGATACTCTTTGAGTGTCCTCATTTAACGCTCTATTTAATTCTGTTTCATAAACCTGACTAAGCATTTGCATACGATCAGGTGCTATTTCTTGAGAAAGATAATAAGCTAGTCCAGAAACTGTTGCGGGTAGAAAACGATAGGGAGCATCGGGTGTATTGGTATAAGCACCTACATCTTCAATTCTTCCAACATAGTAATAATTAATTTGAGTGTCTGTTGTATCGGGAGTCTGATATAAATTTATTTCTACGTTCGCTAAATTTCTTCTAACATAATATTGACTAGGTCTTCCTTGATCAGCTTTATTGGGAAGAGCTTCATACTGTGATCGACTAATTTTTGTAAGAGTTGTATCGGTAGTTGTGCCATCATTATTAGTTTGTCTAAAAACAGCTTCTAAAATATCACTAGCATCACTCGGTGCTGTATAGGTAGTTGTACCGGCAGTTAAATTAGCCGTTTCATTTTGAATTTTCCAAAGATGAACACCTCGGTTACCCCATTCTGAAAATAATAAATTAAGGTTATCTCTAGCTGCCGCTAGCTCATATCCTGTTCTGACAGATTTACCACAACGAGCGTAAGCACGTTCAATAATTCGATCAAAACTTAAATCAAAATTAGTTGTTCCCGAGGTAGCCATAAATTACTTCTTCTTTGACTTTGCAGCTCCGCCACGTTTCATTCCCATAGCCATAGCTTTTCTAGGGGAGACACCGCCTCCACCCATCATTTTCATCATACCGCCGCCTCTTTTTTTGACGACATTTTTCTTTTTCATCATGATGTTTTCTCCTTTTTAAATAATTTTTCGTACGTTTCTTGCCTTGTTCTGACGACCTCGTCATAATACTCGGCTGGCCACTTTTCATAATAACCTATCTTATGTAGTTTGCAACTTGCTTCGTACAACTGTTTAAACTTCTGTATAAGCATCATGGAATAGCCTAAATCGGACTGATAAGTACAATTGTCTGTTGGATCGACTAAAAATTCTTCTCCATCAGCAGTTGCAGGATTATCAGGATGAAACCCCATAAAATATACATCACGTCTGTTATATGTTTTATTGTAGAAATCTATCTTCTCTTGAAATTGTTCAGGTGTATATTGCTCCCAAAAAGGGTCACAAAAGATAATAATGTCGTGTTGTT